GAAAGGGGTGGGTGCCATGAAGAACGACGATCCGATTCAACGGCTCTATATCGCGGGGCTCGTGTGCATGGCGCTCGGGATCGTAGTCGGGCTTCTGCTCGGCGCGATTGAGCTCTACCGCCTGATCCCGACGATCTACGCGATGGTCGTCGCGAACCGGCTCGCGTCGGTCGCGATCATCGCGGCGGTTCTCGAGCAGCGATGACGCTCTACGTCGCAGGCGAGGATATTCCGGCTGAGGCGAGCGTCGTCGCTTCCCTGATCGACGGGAAGCTCTACGTCGCAGGCCCGGTCGCCGGGACCTACGTCGGCGATGCCGTTGAGCTGATCCGGGAAGGCTTCCGGGCCGCGGTAGATCGGGACGGGAGCGTCAGGGAGGACGACGCGTGACGAACAGGGTAGTAGCGAACGGCCAAATCTGGCGGCACAAGAAGACCGGGACCGAATACGAGATCGTCGACATCGAGGCGATGGTTCAGGTCTCGTCATTCCCGGAGCTGATCCGGGAGCCGTATTCCTTGGAAGACGAGCCGTGGGTCGCCTACCGCCCCGTGAACGGCTACCGGCTGTTCGTCCGGCTGCGGGAAGAGTTTCTCGACGGGCGCTTCGATTTTATCCGGCACACCGACGAGTAAGAGCAAATTCTCCCCGGCCCGTTGACCCGAAACCGGGCTCCGTCCTAAAGTAGCGAGGCGACGATCGCCGCCCATAGGGCGACCGTAGAGACGAACAGCGCGAGGGCGGCGACTTCGGCGGCGGTCTTGAACATGGGGCTCTCCTTGGATGCCGCTACGCTACCGGGAGCCGGTTAACGAACCGTAAAGGGGGAGCCGATGGCCGAGAGATTCAAGATCGTCTTCCACGTCGAGGACTCGGAGAAGCGGCAGGTCGTCCCGCCGCAGCAAACGTGGATCGAGTTCGAGGCTAAGGAGGTCTTGGCGATCGACGTCGTCGAGGCTACGCGGGAAAGGCTCCGCCAGATCGAAGATGGTAGATCGGGAGAGTTCGCCGAGACGATCCTAGCCTCGGCGAAGCACCGGGATGAGCTGCTTCATACCGCCGGCGTTATCATCGCGAAGCTTATCGGGCTGAAGCTGCGAGAATGGGCGCGGGATTTACTGGTTAAAAAGGAGCAGGCATGAAGGCGACCATCACGAGCACGACCGAAGTTGTCGAGATCAAGGACCCGCAGGGCCGCCCGTGCCTGGCGCGGGTTTGGGAGGGCGTCTCTGCGGCCGGCGTCCCGTTCACCGCCTACCTGACGATGGTGCAGGTTCACAGGAACGACGACAACTCGCAATTCGAGGCGGAGCTGCAGGAGCGCAATCCGCCGGAGCCGGCGACGCGGCGGGCGATCGACCTACGGATGATCCTCTGATGCCGAAGCCCCGGAAAGGCGAGCGGCCCTTCGGGCGCGCGAAGGGAACGCCGAACCGGATAACGGTCGAGGCGGCCGAGATCGCGCGCATCTCGACGGAACAGGCGAAGGCCCGGGGCGTGAAGCTCGGGAAGGAAATGCTCGAAGACTACATGATGGCGTTTCACAACGTCGCGGCGACGTATCAGAACAAGATCGCGCAGGCTCTTCAGGCGCAGGTTCTTCTCCCATCATCCCCCGGCCCGGCTCCGGCGGACGTCGCGGCGTTCAAGGAGTGGGGCGAGCTGGTCGTCGGGACCGCGAAGGAGCTGGCGAAGTATCAGAGCCCGACGTTCCGCGCGATCGCCGTTATGGCGCCGCCGCCAGGCTCCGATAAGCCGCCGCAAATCGGCGGCGACAACGTCATCACGATCAAGGACGCGCAGGCGCTCTCGCGCGTCTACCAGAACATGGTCCGTCAGGTGAAGGGGTAGGGAATGGCTTTCGAGGAATTGGAGACCGTGACGCGCGGGAACGAGCCGCCGCAGGCGACCGTGACCTACGACTACGCGCAGAAGAAGGGCGAGCGCGTCCGGAAGGCCGACGCGAAGCCGCGGCTGACGATCTCGATCCCGACGACGCTCTGCGGGGTCTCGAAGTCGAAGACGTTCCGGCTGCTCGTCGGGACCGGTGACGATCTCGGCAAACTCCTGATCCGGGGTTGCGACGCCGAAAAGGGGAAGGCGAAGCCCGGCGGGGTTGCGCCGTCGCAGCATAAGCACTTCTTCCGGTTTAACTTCGGCTTCGTCCCAAAGCTCGGCGACGAAGAGCTGTGGGGCGGCGAGAAGCGCCCGGTCAGGAAGGTCTCGGACGAAGAGTTTGAGATCGACGTCCCGCGGAGCTGGTTCGCGATCCCGGAGGGGAAAGATTGAGCGCCGTCGAGCGAGCGGAGCGAGACCTGAAGTATATCCGCGACTGCCAGCGGTATACGCTCGCGCGTTGCCGGAAGTCCGGGATCATCGCGGACTGGACGTGGAACGCGTCGAGCCGCCAGCCGCCGCTACCGTTTCATTCGACCATCCATCGCGGCGCCGGATGGTGCCGGGTCTGCGGGCAAGAGACCGGCGGGCGCTTCACCTGGGACCCGAAGTGCGTCACGACCTACACGCTATGGACGAAGCCCGGGACCTACGCGCGCGCGATCGCCTTCCGGCAGAAGGGGCTTTGCGCGATCTCGCGGGAGCCGATCGGGCCTCCGGCCGCCGAGTGGCTGACGGAGTTTGAGATCGACCACGAGATTCCGATCTATCGCGTCCGGCGCGACCACGCCGGCGAGCCGTGGTTCGAGCTGCTCCGCTATTGGGGGCTTGCGAACTTGCGCGGAATCACAAGGGTCGCCCACGTCGCGAAGAGCGCCGCCGAAGCGCGGGAGCGGGCCGGGCATCGCGCGGCCGTAGTCGAGCAGGGGCAGATGCTATGACGGCGATCGCCCGCATCTGCCGGAACTGCGAGCACTTCGACGGCGGCGGTCTCGACAAGAACGGCCAGCCCCGGGAAGAGCATGGCGACTGCCACAACGCGATCTCCGGGCGCTTCACGACGACCGCCGGCGACGGCTGCGAGAAGGGATTCTACCCGTGCACGACGCGCTGGCCGCTCCGCGCCGGCGAAGGGGGCGTCCGGTGATACAGTGCGGATGCTTCGCCCGGCGCCATCACCCAGGGCACTCGCCCCGCCGGCTCGGATATCGGAGAGCGGCGTGAACGCCCCGTTCCGGATCGACTGGAAGCATCCGGACTACGCCGAGGTCTTCCGGATCAGGATGCTCAACCTTCAGCGGCTCCGCGACCGCCCGGAGCTAATCGACGACCTGAAGGACTACTACCGCGCCGGCAACTACGCCGACTTCATCAACGATTGGGGCGTCACGTACGACCCGCGCAACCCGGAGATCGGGCTCCCGGCGATCGTCCCGATGGTTCTCTTCGACCGTCAGCGCGAGTGGATCGACTGGATCGTCCGCCGCTGGCGCGCGCGCCGACCCGGCATCTGCGAGAAGTCGCGAGACGTCGGCGTCTCTTGGCTCGCGATGGGGCTCGCCTCGACGCTCTGTCTCTATAACGACAACCTTCAGATCGGCTGCGGCTCGCGGCAAAAGGACCTGGCCGATAAGATCGGCTTCATGAAGGCGCTTCTCCCGAAGGCGCGAATGTTCATGGCGCACCTGCCGGAAGAGTTTCGCGGCGGGTGGGTCGAGTGGCGGGACGCCCCGGAGGGGATCGTCCGCTTCCCGGATACCGGCTCGTCGATCACGGCGGAAGGCGGCGACGATATCGGCCGCGGCGATCGCGCGTCGATCTACTTCGTCGACGAGGCGGCGCACTTAAAGCGCCCGCACCTGATCGAAGCCTCGCTCTCGCAGACGACGAACTGCCGCATCGACATGTCGAGCGTCAAGGGGATGGCGAACCCGTTCGCTCAGAAGCGGTGGCGTCCGAATATCGGGGACGACGAGCTGTTTATCTTCGACTGGCGCGAGGATCCCCGAAAGGACGACGCGTGGTATGCGAAGCAGTGCGAGGAGCTCGACCCGGTCGTCGTCGCGCAGGAGATCGACCGGGACTACTCGGCGTCGGTCCGCGGCGTCGTCATCCCGGGCGAGTGGGTTCGGGCCGCGATCGACGCGCGCGACGTTCTCGGGATCGCGCCCGCCGGGGTCGAGCGGCTTTCCTTCGACGTCGCCGACGAGGGCGAGGACAAGAACGCTATCTG